CTTCCTTTCCCAGTTAGACACATGAATTCTAACTGACGTGGTTTTATTTAGGATTACCACGGAACCTATTTATTATTTTATTCACAAAAATATTATATCAATATACACATAGAGTTTACGGATTTTACAAAAAAATTAGGGATAACCCTAGAGCAGTTTATAGTCTTGCTCAGGACCTAGAATATCAGCACTATCTAGATTTTTTTAAAACCTTTTTTAATATTGATATAAATGTAAGTATTAGTGATACCATGAATATAATATCACATTCAACTCTTATATCGTGAAGAAACTTAATTCTCCACAATCCCTTATCATTATCATTTTTGCACATGTATTTCCATGTGTAAATTTTTTCTTTAATAGTAAGATGTTTACTATTAATGATTTTTTCTTTGATACCTTCCATAATGATTTTTTCTTTACTATTCTTCATCATAATATTTTCCTTTCTAATGCTCGGTTTTAAGTCATGAGCTGGACATTATTTATTTATTCAATAGAATATTATATCAATATTTTTATATTTTATTTTTAATTTTATACTAACATATTATTAATCTGCGTTGGCTTTATGCTGATTAACTAAATGTACTCATACTTTACCTGTTTGACAAATTGACATAAACAGTAAAAAATTGCTATTTTTTAATGAAACTCCGTATAAAAAGTAATAACCCGTCCTAAAATAAAAATCATATATATATATATGATTTTTTGATATTATAATGAATGATATTGTCGTTCATTGCCAATGCAGATAATTAATGTTCATAGATAATTGACAGAGTGAAACAAATATAAATAAGTTTTGTATGTATTGGTGAATATTATATTTGTTCTGTTCTAGTCTATGTTTAAATAAAGTGAGCTTAGTGATTTTTGTCACTAAGCTCACATTTTTTAACCTTTATCATATTCATTAATTTTATTTTCTATTAAATCTAGAAAATCAGAAAATGACATACTTATTTCGAAGTATCCGCAACTTTCTAAACTATCTTTACGCATATTTTCAAACCCTTCTATATCATATTTTTCAAATACTAATAATATATTTTCTTTTTCTTTTTTAAATTCGTTTTTTATTAATCTATATAATGAACCAGCATAAACTAAGTTTTTTTGTAAATATGAATCTGGATATAAATACATAAAACTTTGTATATAGAAATAACAATGAGCGAGACATCCAAGTAGTACTCTATAACAATATGTAGCATCTATTCTGTGTAATTTATATTCTCTAATATGTGGAAATGCAACAGAAACTATATAATCGTTTAAATTCTCTTCAATAAAATTTCTTTGTTTATCTCTCTTCATAGTTGTTGAATCTGAGTGTTTATACCATCTATAAGTAAATATGTGAAGTCCTAAACAATTAAAATGTTTTAATTCATATAATATACAGTCTGTAAGACAACTAAAATATATGTCTTCGTGAGATGGTAAATCTTTCATATATCTTATATTATATTTCTTTATAAAATTATCTAAATTATAAAAATTTCCATGTGTCCAACTTCTATTATAAATATGCTCTCTAATTAATGAATTATCACTAGGATTCAACTCTCTAAAATCAGTTACACATTCATATTTTTCTCCTGAAGAAATTATAGCATTTTTAATTTTAATAAATACATCAGGTTCAAACATATCATCATGATCAACAAATGTAATCCAATAACCAGTAGCATTTTCAAGTCCACGTTGTCTTGTATTATTAGTTGAAAAATTATAATCTGTTTTTACTCTCTTTATAAATAATTTATTTTCAAATGGTTTAATTATATTATCATATGATTTTGTTGAACAGTCATCAGAAATGACAACTTCAATATCATCAGAACAATTCTGATCAACTATTGATTGTAATAAGATACCTAAACGGTAATCACTATTATAACAAGGAATTATAACTGTAAAAAAAGGTCGCTTATGTAATTTAAAACTCATAATATTTAATCCTCACTTTTTATATTTATTAAAAAAATGTGAAAGGAATATAAAAAAAGAAAAAATAAATTTTAGGGATAACCCTAGAGCAGTTTATAGTCTTGCTCAGGACTTGATATACTAAGCCTATCTATTCTTCGGTTTCTTCATTTTCCTCCTCCTTTCTGCATTTTTTAGCAACAACTGCAATTGGTACAGCCATTGCAGTTGTTGCTAAAATGGAGAACCCGAAGAACTCTCCATCTAAATATGCTTTTTGTTTTCTCAGCTCAGCAATCTGAGCCAACTCGTTCATCATTTTTTTCTTCATGTTAACTTCCTTTCCCAGTTAGACACATGAATTCTAACTGACGTGGTTTTATTTAGGATTACCACGGAACCTATTTAATTTTTTATTTTATTCACAAAAATATTATATCAATATATATATAGAGTTTACGGATTTGTGACAACAAAAAAAGATTGGATAGATTAATCTATCCAATCTTTTATATTATTTTACATCACCAACTTCCATCTCATCTAACATATTTTGCACATCAGACTTTCTTTCAGGCCATTTAACGAATCTGAAAGCATATCTATTTTGTCTTACAGCTGCAAGGCAAAGCTCATCCGTAATATTGTCCTCATTTACAAACTGAAGAGCTAATCCATCCTGTTTAACTGCAGCCATGCAGATATCATAAGATGGATTGCTAATATATTCAAGAACTCGCCCAACTCGACTTACAGCTTCTAAAAGTAATTCTTTTGTCCACTGTTTACAATCGAGGATTGCATATGGATCTATCTCAACCGCAGCAAGGCAAACATTTCTTGTTTGCTTTTCACTTGGAATCACTGTTAATACCTTAGGATTCCTTCTTACTGCTTCGATATAAATCTCTTCGCTTGGATCTGCCATATATTGAACAGAAAATGGATCCTGCTTAACAGCAGTCATATACATCCAATATGTTGGATGTTTAATCTCTCCTATCATATAAGGAGAGCATTCCAACATTTCGATGTACATCTCTTCAGTCCTATATATTTCATCAACATATTGTAATGCTAATGGATCTGACTTAAATGCTTCCATCTGCATTTCATATGTTGGATGTTCAATATACTGAATAGCCATACCACTCTGTCTTATAGCTTCCATGCAGATTTCATCGGTTAGGTTTTTCACGTACTGTATATTAACCCCACGATGTCTTACTGCTGCAAGACAAATTTCCTCTGTCTGATACTCTGCATCAATAAATTCTAATGCTGAAAAATCCTTAGGTCTTAATGCAGCTAAACAGATTTCCTTTGTCTTATTCTTAACAAACTGAAGCGCTAATCCTTGTTTCTTTACGGCATTCATGCACATTTTTTCTGTTTGGTATTCTGCTTCAACATATCGAAGTATAAATGGATTTTCTTCAACTGCTTCTTCATATAAATCCTTATATACTTCATCAATGTTTTTTCGTCTTGACCATGTTGTAATATCTCCTTCCTTTATATGCTTTGGTATCACAACGTTTTTGATATACTCCATAGCATATCCATCGCCACGTTCAACAGCATATAAACAAACAACAAAAGAAGGATCAATGATATAATTAATTGAGTATCCATTTTGTTTTACAGCTATTTCGCATAGCTCTTCTGTTGGATTCTCAATATATTGTATTAATGTCCCACTTTTTGCGAGAATTTTCTTACATAATTCATACGAAGGATTTTTAATATACATAAAAAGATCATGATTTGGATAAGATAACACCGACATTATTTCATTTGGAAATTTCTCGTAAATATAATTTACAATGCTTGGATCTTTACGACATGCAAGATCCATGAAATTTATATTCGGGTTATCTATTAATTTGATATTTTCAGGTTTCGATTCAATTGCAAGACGACATAAATATTCTGTCTTATTTTTAACGTACTTAAAAGCATCTGGATTCTGCTTTATTGCAAACATGCAGATTTTTTCAGTCTGTTCATCAATAAGACGAAGTACTGTTCCGTCCTGACGAACAGCTGTTAAATAAATTTTACTACTTGGATTTTCAACATACTCTAATGCATATGCATTCTGTCTTACAGCTGCCGTACACATTCTAATGTTTTTGAATGACTTATCTACAAACTGAAGAGCCATTCCATTCTGTCTTATAGCTTCCATACAGATTTTCCTGTATTGCTCTTTTATATATTGCAAGGCTAAGCCATTCTGTCTTACAGCCGCAAGACAAATTTCATAATCTGGATTTTCAATACTTGCTATTGCTAATCCATCTCTTGTTACTTTTTCATAATTATTCATAAATAAATTTTCCATATTAACTCCTTTCCCTGCTAGCATATGGAACTAACAGACATGGTTTTATTTAGGATTACCACGGAACCTTTATAATTTTATTATTTTAAACAAAAAAATATTATATAACTAAATTAATATATTAAATATAAAAATATTAAAGTTTAAAATAAATTATATCATTTATTATAAGCTTATTCAGTATTCTATTCATAAAAAATATTTTTTGTACTAGTGATTTCTTCTAAAAACAATAAATTAAATTATAACTTATTATAAAAAGAAGGAAGGTGTAATTCATGAACAATTTTGATTCTTCAATGGGGCTTATGTATATAGCTGAGCAGACAACTCCAGATGATAATGAAATTAAAAATGTTGATGTAGTTAATAAAAATGGCGTATTCTTTGTACGTTTTGAATCATGTTTACATTCTTTTGATGTTATTAATAGAAACCAACGTCAATATCTTGGTGATAATATTTGGGAGTGTTTACAATCTGAAAGAATTCAATCTTATCTTCAAGATAATGCATGGTATGGTGAAATGGACCATCCTACTCAAGAAACAGTTAATGATAAATTAACACCAGAAAGAATTCGAGCAATTTGGATGCCTAATCGTTCACATAAGATTTTAAATCCTAGACGAAAAGATAATTTATTAATGGCAGATATTGAAACAGCATCTGGAACTGATGCTGGTACTGGTTTCGCTAAAGAAATTATCCAAGGATTAAAACCAGCATTTAGCTGTCGTGCTATAGCTGGATTAAAACTCATTGATAATAAACCTACAGTTATAGTTAAAAAGGTTATCACATATGATTGGGTATTATTCCCTTCTCATAAAGAAGCACATATTACATCTAAAGCAAAAGGTATCATTAAAAACATTGGAACATACACTGAAAGTGTTGTTGATGGTATTAAAAGAAAATCTAAAGATGTATTTATTCCGTTGAAAGAAATCCTTGAATATGTTGGTAACAGGGATGTAAATACTCAAATGATTATGGAATCATTTGATTTGTCTCAAGAAGATTTACTTGGATTTGATGATTCAATGAATCACGCAATTATTAAGAATGAAAATAATATTATTTATAGTAAGGTATCACCTGAAACTGTAAAAGAAGTAAAGTCATTCTTTAAATCTTTTGAATAATGGATTGTCAAGAAAGGTGGTGAATCTATGAGTAATGAAATTATAGTAAATGAAGCATATTATGGTAAATTACCAGAATTTATAGAAATTGAGAAACTTTTTGAAAGTATGTCAAACAAGATGAAGGTTGACCCTAAGAAATGCAATCCAAATAAATATCCAGAAAATAAAAAAGTTGAAAAGTTATTCTGTAAAGTGTTTGGATTTAAAAAAACTTATTTATACTGGGAACCTTTTAATCAAGCAAATGGATATACACTTTCATTAAATTCTTTAATATTATTTTCAGATAAGAAAAATGCCATAATAAAACGTTCAGATACAGGGTTTTATGATGAAAGTGGAAAATCAATTTTAACTGTATATTTATCTAATGGACTTATATTACGAGATGGATTAACGCCACCTGAATTGACTGCAACCATATTACATGAAATTGGACATAACTTTGATATATCTAAATTTCATTTAATTGAATATATGATAGATGCTGTTAAAACATTAGGAACATCAGTTAAAGAATATGGTAAATTGGATATTGATAAAGTAAAAGAAGATTATTATGATAAAACAAGTGATGAAAATGATTACTATTATAATCATTCTACTAAACGTGATCATTATAATAAAATAACAGATAAAAGATTAGCTAGTATGTATAAAATAAATACTTGGTTGTCTGGGATACTTGCTATTCATACTATTAATTTTACTATAGCTTTTTCTCCTTTTTTACAATTTGCTAGATTAGGTAGTAAAAAGAGTGAAATATTTGCAGATAGTTTTGCATCAGCATATGGATATAGTGTTGATTTAATTTCAGCATTAAAGAAGTTAGATAAAGAAAAAGAATTATACTATAAACCGAAAACAGGTTTTACAAGATTTCTATATGATTTAGATAATTTTAATACAGAAGTTTTTCTTGCATTTTCCGATTGTCACGGTATGAATCAAGAAAGATGTAAGGATTGTTTAAAAAAATTAAATTGGGATTTAAACCATAATGATTTTCCTCCTGAATTAAAACAGGAGTTGATAAATAAAATAAATGAAACTAAAAAAATATATGATAGTTTCGTTGATAAATCAGAATATGATAGAATGCCAATTACAAGAGCTTGGCATATTATTGTAAAAACAATATTTGGTGGTAGAGTAGGACTTGCTAAATTTTTTCCACGTCATCAGGTATAAAAAAGAACAAGAATGGAAATCCCATTCTTGTTCTTTTATTTATCCATTTATAAAATCAAATGGTGTATTAGTAATTGAATATACTTTATCTTTATTTTTACGTTCTGTTGCATTTTTAATTCCTCGTTTGCTGGTTTCTTCAGCACCAACAAATTGAGTTGCTAAACTAATTAATGATAATGGTTTTTCTTCATCAACATCATCAATTAAATGTATTTCATTTTCTGGGTCATAAGGGTGATTAAAATATTCAAGTTTCCTATATTTTTCATTTTCTTCAACACTCTTATATCTTCTTTTTAATAATTTAAATGTCATATATAACTCATTTGTATCCTGTTTACGTTCTTGGTTTAATACACAAACCCAATCTGAATTTTCTTGTATTTCCCAAGCACCAGCAACAGCATCACGACCTATTAATCTTGCCAAATCTTCTTTTTTAGACTGCATAGCCGAATCAACCACCGATGCAGCTGTACGGTTTAACTGTTGAGCTGTTATTACAGGTATATCAGCAGATTTTGCTAAATTCTTAAGTTCATTTGTAATATTTTTCAGCTCTTCCTTTTCACTTGCACCTTTTTCTGCAGGTCTAATTCTTTTTACATAATCTAAAATTAACGCAACAACTTCCTTACCTTCATCTGCTAAATCTTGAATTATTGTATATAAATCATTGGTATCTATTTCTCTATTACCATATTCTTGAATAACTAAATCAATACTGTTTTTACTATTTAAAGAGAATTGCCCTTCTCGTTTAAGCATATCAATAACTTGTCTTGGCGTATAATTTCGTATATCATCATTTGTACAAGTCATATTAAATAATCGCTCGATAGTTTCTTCAATACTGTTTTCAAGTGTAATGAATAATATACAAGCACGTTTATCAGGGTCTTTAGTTTCTATACGGTTATACTTTCTAATATCTAATGCCGATTTTAATAATATTTGTGATTTACCTCCACCTGGAAACGCAAGATACATATACAAACGTTTTGATAAATATCCTGGTGAAAGTATTGCATTTAACAATCGTATACCAGTAGAATATATCCTATTTCTATCTTTTAATCGTGTTACAGCATCTGTCACAGTCGGAACAAATACATCATCATCAAGAGAAAATCTTCTATCATTATCTAATGATTTCGTTTTTCTATGTATATTTACGTATGCAGTAGATATATGATATAAATCTTCATCGATTGATTTAAATGATTTTATATCTTCTGGATCTAATGAATTTAAATAATTTCCTATCATTGTTTTATATGCAATAGCATATCCATAACGTAATCTATCATCTATCATTTTTATAAGTATTTTACTTTCTTCATAACTTATTTTAGTATTTGATAATATTCCTTTTAATATAGAAGCTTTGTAATCATCACATTCCGTATCATCCAATATATAATTAACATACATTTCTTCTGATGTTATTTTTTCAGATATCCTTGCTTCTATAGTTTTAAATATAATCCAATATCTATTATCTAATTCTGGATCATTTTTATACATTGATTCATCTATATTTTTAAGTAATTTATTTATGTTAAGTATAGTTTTTCTTGTGCGTAATGCACTAGGTTTAAATAAAAATGCTATAATCATATCTAGCATTTCAATTGAAATTTTTATTTTTAAACTTGTCATTTTTAGATTATTTAATTCAATAATCTGTTCTTTATTTAAACTCATAAAATTTACCATCCTTTTTATAGTTAAATCTATGTCAGTATGGTTATAATTTATAATAAAAAAATAATGAATACCTTAATTTATAAGGTATTCATTATTAATAATATTTAATCATTCATGATTTTATACGCTGCTTTCATTTCATCTTCAACAAGTTTATTTAATTCTGCAGTTTCAATCATTACATTTTGTTCAAGAAATTTCTTTCTTACTTTGTCTTCATATTCAATCATATAGAAATCTTTATTTGAACATAAATATATTTTTCCATTTAATTCATGCTCTTCTAAGAATCTACTATCAGTTTCGGTTAATATATCATCGCTATCTTCAAATACTAATTCTAAACCTAGAGATTTAAATATAACAGTGAATATTTCTGCTACGACAGATTTATATTTTTTAGGTAATTTTATTTTACCATCAGCCGATAACTGTGAGAACAATAAATCTTTTCTACCTTTTATGCACGTTCTGTATAAAGCATGGAATAATGCTAATTCTTCTGGATACATACCAATCATGAAGTTCAATGATTCAAACTCACCGAATCTAATTGGTGTATCTGACTCCCTTTCAAGATTATTACGATTCTTATAACTTCTTTCTGGTAATCCTTTTGTATTAATAGCACCAGTACTTCTTGCAGAGAATCCTCTAACGTCAGACTGTTTTAATCTAAATAAATACATTTGTCCCATATACATTCTCCTGAGCATTGGTTCTTCTCTTTCATCTTCCCATTTCTTTACATACATTTTATATGGTGTAAGCCAAGGATATTTATTACGTAAATTAACTAGCTTATAAAAGAATGGCATATCTTCTTTTATTGGACTTTGATGAATATATATTCCATCATTTATACAGTCACTTATAAATACATCTTTCTCTTTGCTATCTAATTCACTATAAATCTTTTTCATTTCCTTTGCTTCATCTTTATTAAAGCATTCTATTATTTCAAATAAAAGGTTTTCTTTTTCTTTTCTAGTTTTAAAACTAGCCATACGTTCTCTGGTTTTTGTTAATATAAAATTAGTATATAATTCCATAGGTGCAAAACCAGTTGTTCTATTTATTATAGCAAGAAGATTTAAAATAACGTCACAACGTTTGCCATCTTTTGTATGTGGCATTTTATCATCATCACGAACTTCAGATATAACAGATTTATTTCCAAATCTTCCTGTAAATTTATTACCAACAGAAAGTGGGACTTTCTTTGCTATAGTAACCTTTATAATAAGATTTGAAAATGTACTATCTCCTTCTCTCCATTTACGATCAGTATCAATGAAATCTCTTGATCTCTTATATAAATAATCAACATTTTTTGTATAATCTGAGCCTGATTTTTTAATTTCTTTTGTTACATCATGAATCTCTTTCCAAAATTTTGTTTGAGAATCAAGGTATTTGATATATTGCTCATTATAATCAGTATATTCTAAATCAGGATTATTACAATAAATATCGTAATCTATAACAGTACCAGTTGATTCGTAATATATTACTTTATCACTATCTTTTATTACTGTTAAATTTTTATCTTTAAAATCAAATAATAATTGATCATTAAATTGTGGTCTCAATACAGCTGCAACACCACTTATTTTATCTCCTATTTCTGGTATAGCTTTATAATGATTTTTATCTCCAAATTTATTTATCGGAATATCGTTATTGTTAACACTATATGTTATAGTCTCTACTTCTAACGAAGACATATCCTGAGCAAATGATTTAGATACAATTGCAGCATCCTCAGATGACTTAGGATCTAATAAATAAAGCACATTTGCATTTCTTCCATATCTATAATTTTCATATTCGTCCATTGAAGTTGAATGGTATAACATATCACCCTGATGAATTGTATCATCTTCAATTAATTCATCTATTTTATTATTAACATATGGAAATCCAAAATTTTCAGTTAATTTTTCTACAGGCTTACGAGATATAACATCATATTTATCATTTTTTTCATCATAAATAAATAAATAATAATATTGTGGATTTTCACATATATCTTCATATTTAACAACCTTCTTATGCACAACATAATTATGCTTAGCTTTATAATAGCAATTACTGTGTTTACCAACAGTATTTTCCATATTAGTAAATATGTATGGAAATGTAGGCTCAAATAAGTTTACAAACTGATTTATATGTGAATTAAACATAATCGTTCGAGCACTATTATTATTATTATACATTGTAAGAGCAGATTTACCTGCTATTGCTGTAGAATTACTATATTCTTCATCAGCTTTTTTGAGTCTTTGTATGAGATTATATTTTTGTATCTCTGGCATTTTTTCTTCCTCCCTAAAAGTAGTAATTAAAATAAAATATATATTATATAAAATTCACATCCTTTCTTTGTTATTCCAAATATATAATATATAATAATTTTTATCTACTAAAAATTATTAAATTGTGATAATGAAAATTAAAAAGAAAAAAATAAAAGGATAGAGAATAATAAAATAAATTATTATTCTCTATCATAGTTTTATATAGCTACATTTTTCTTTCTCAGTTCAATTTCATTTTTTACATTTTTCCTTATATAATTGAGTCTTCTTTCATCACAATTATATTTTTTTGTTAATTCATTATTATTCATTTTAAATGAATCTTTTCTGAATTCAATTAAATCTCTAACACTCCATTCAGATAATTTATAAGGTTGAGGTTTAGTACTCAGTTCCATAATTGCAGAAGACTTTATACTTTCTTTAGGAACTTTCGTTGTTATCTTCTTACTTGAATACACATCAACCTTTTTAGCAGACTTACGAGTTTTAGAATTATTCTCTTTTAATCTTATGTCAAGATTTAATTTTTTAGGAGGTCTTGGTGCTCTCTTTCTTATTTCAGGATGTTCATTAATAACCATATATGGATTTGTTTTAGTAGTTATATTAACTTTCATATGATTTCCTTCTAATTCATTTAAATGTAACATAGATGGTTTAAATACCTGATTAGGATTTGATTTTAATACAAATCTGGAATTTTCAAAATATGATATATATTTTTCATATTCCATTTTAACTTTTTCATCGTCAACTTTATCAAATCGACTAATAAACATATCAATTGCTAAGTTATAAACCTCCTCACTTACATCTCCCAAATATGTTCTAAGAGCAATATTTTCTGGTCTTAATTCAATAAGTCCGGTTGTTCTTATGAATGAAACACTTTCATTCAACACTACTGGTAATAATTTAGCTATATTACATCTTGAAGTAATTGTCATTGCTAAAATATTTTCACCATAATGTTCAGCCTCACTTATGATGAGGCAAGGTCTACTTTTCATTTCATTATTAAATGAAATATAATAGACTCCCCGTTTATTAACTTTATTAACGGAGATTGTGTTAATCTTTGACATATAGTCAACTCCTTTCTTTATTTTTTTGGTTTGAATAAGTGTTAAGGTAAATTTATTTACTTTAACACTTATTTTTATCATTTAAATAATATATAACTAATAGTATAAATTAGTAATTCATTTCATCTTCAATATATTCCATCTCATCAGCATTTACTGATGATAATTTTGATTCTAATATAGGAATAATATTATCATACATTATATTATACATTTCTCTATGTTCTTTAAAATATTCATGAACATGTGCCATTTCAAACTTATTATCTGGATTAGATATAAATCTAGTATTGTTTTTATTACCTGTTAATAATCCATTTTCTTTTGCAAATAAAAGAGATGTTCTCAAACTATCAACACCTCTAACTTTATCATAAACTATTTCAAATGATTTTCCTGCTTGATTCGAACGACATTTAATTATCTCAATTCTAATACCAAAACCATCAAATCCATCATCTTCTAGCGTAAATTTATCACTGCTGACCGCTACATGTTTTGTTAATATATGAGCTAAATATTGTGGTGATTTTCCGCCCGGCAAAGCCTCGTCCTGCTTTAAATAGAGTAGTTCAGCTGGTGATTTAACAATTCCCATTCCAGGATTTACTTTGATGTGATTTACAGAAAACACAATAATATTAGCTGCTCGTATATATGGAAGCAATTCAGTATAAAATCTTCCTATTTCCGCTGTAAGTCTCATTCTTTCTGTCTGTGATGAAACTTCTTCTAATTTTTGTACATCTTTTTTATCATTTTCATTAACGGCACTAGATAAAGATGGAATTGAGTCGATTATAACAACAGTTGGTACATATGTTATAATATTCTCACCAAATTCATTTTTTTTACCAGTATCATATTGATATTTATCAGGATTATTAGTTTTTTCTAAATATAATTTAATTATTGAACTTTTAATATCTGTAATAGATGTATTTTCTTGTCTAATAAGATATTTGTCTCTCATCTCTGTCATTTTAAACTTAGCCATAACCTGTGCTCTTGCATATGTCATAGCTTGCTCTAAATCATAATGAATAATAGAACCATTCTCAAATGGTCTTATGATGTTAGCTGCAATACCAACGATTGCTGACGTTTTTGCAGTACTAGACTTACCTATTACAGTTACATATGAACCACCAGTAATTCCAAGAGATGGGTACCTATCAATAATATTATTATTTTCATCATATACATTAACCATATATCCTAAATAATAATCAAGTATAGGAATACCTGTTTTATATGAAATAGTTGTTGCATTTCGTTCAAATAAATTTTTTCCTTTCGAAACTTCTCCTATTTCTCTTAATGCATCTAATAAAAATTTTCCCATTTTTATCTTCCTTTCATTTAGTATTTTAATCATATGTGAAAACAAAAATTAAAAAAAAGACTGATTAAAATATATGAATAATTATATTTTAATCAGTCTTAAAAGGAATACAAGAATCTAATTTAATAGATTCTTGTATTCTTTTTCCATTTGATGCAAGAGCTTACGAGCTCTTATGTAAGCTCTTACACATGCTTGTAACACTATCAGTGTATATAACACCGATAATGTTACAAACATCCTCATTATGAAAAATATTATCATCATAATTATTTCCTCCTTTCTTTTTTATTTTTCTTATGCTCGGTTTTATATCAATGAGCTGGATAAAATGAAAGTATATTAATTATATCTTTCATTCACATAAATATTATATTATTATATTTTTTAAATTTACATAAAAAAAGAAAGAGGTAAATATTTACCTCTTTCTTTTATCTCTAATTATATTTGTTATACTTGTGATTATAAATCGAAGTACATCTAATATTCCAAATGCTAAATAGATTAGTGCACCTATTATAAATACACAAATTAATTGTATATGAAGTAATAGTATTTTCGCAAATAGTTTTAATAATTGTAATGTATTTTTAAAGAACTTTATCAAATATAGCACAACCTTTCAATTATTATTTTCAATTATTCGTTCAATAATTATTTTATTACTAATATTCAATTTAAATATTTCATCTGTATCAGATATTGCATATGAAAATATTTTTTTATTAGTATATTTCATTTTATATTTTTCAACTAATCGAATCATATCTGATAATGTTGGTCTATTAAATACAAGTATTATATCATTATCTATATTTTTTAACGCGTCATACATATCATCGTTTGTACTACTATACTTTTCTAAACATATATTGATTTTAGAAGCTAATATGTCAGCTTTTACAATATTTTCAATAATATTAATTTTTTCATTAGTTAAAGTATTATCATTGGTGAAAATAATTGCAGTACAATCATCACAAGATATTAAAGGAATATTCTTTATTTGTGAAACTAAATTTATATTAAGCATTGTATATTCTTTTGTTAAAATATTAAAATATATATAAAAGCCTATATGTGCATTATATACTTGACCTTTCAATTTTTTTATTGGTGTTAATGTATTTTGATCATATGTAGGAAACATTTTTCCTAAAATATCATTAATCTTATTTTCATCACATTCTTCTAGATTTATTAAACCAATTCTTGTTCGATTATATGGTATAGTAATAGAAAATGCATATAATTCACTCATTTTATTTCCTCCTAAAATAGGTGAGATATAATATTATATCTCACCTATTATTTTAATCAAGTTCAATATTATCATCCTGATATTTTTTCAATATAGAAGTATTCAATTCTTCTCTATAAAATGCATCCATATATGATGTTCCTGTTCGTTCTTTAAGATTTGGTGACAATAATTGTCTCTTGATGTTTTCAAATCCTAATCCAATAGTTATTGATGGATTGTTTTCAAGTACTTTTGTAACAGTATATAATTTATATTTAGGCATTTTATATTTAGAGAAATTTGGTCTTCTCATAACATTATCTGGTTTCTTTACTAGTCTATTTAATATCAATTCACCTGCAATCATAGATGCACCAATATTAGCATTAATTAATATCTCTAAAAACTTATTAGCATACTGATCAATAGTCTGAAATTCTGGATCATTATCACTATTTTTATCTAATAAATCCATTAGCTCATATAATGGTTTTGTTAATTCATTATTCATAATGATAACTTCAAATAACGGTGAATCTTCATCCAAATCTTTAAATTTAATAATTCCATTATTTGAATATAACATTTCCAAAGTTTCTGACATTATATAAATTTCTTTATTATTTATAATTTTTATTTCTTCTTCATCACCAGTTTTAGTATTTCTTACTAAGAATTTTCCTGATGAAATATAAGTATTATATAATGAATCAGCATCCATATTTTCTACTTTTGATATATCATCCATATTGACTACTATAACATAGTCATTTATATTTTCAACGCCATCTAATATTGGATTTATATCACCGTTTGAAAATGTAAAATATTTATAAAAGTTAGTATTAAATTCAATATTTTCAGATTTAGTTGTAAGTAGATGCTTAGCAGACAAAATTGATTGGTTAACAACCTTATTTACTTCTTCTGATTCAAATCCTGCGAATCCATCTGCAATATCCCAGTTAAGATTTATGATACCACCAATACAAGTCGGACAAACATGGTTTTCACCACAAGCACAAGTTATTGGTGAACGTGCATATATATACTTTCCAACTAAATCAGTATCTCTTTGATAATCAAGATATTTTAAATCTTCCTCTTCATCATCTGGGTCTAACACGTAATATTTACCATTTAATTTTTTAAGGTATCTAGAATCTTTTATAAAATATTTAACATAATGAATTGAACCGCAATTTGATACTTTTTTAGTAACTTTTAATGTCTGAGCCATCTCAAGTACAGTCTTACCAAAATAACCAGCATTACCCATCATTTTCTTATTCATAATTAATGACTTTGTTCCACCACAAGCATCAATATAATAATCTGACGGATTTCTAAGACCACCAATCAATGTTGAAGTATTAATTGGTTTAGGAATTACTTCACCCATAATTGTAGGTTTTAATCCTATAGCAATCATAAATTCTGATAACTGTTTATGTTTAATACCAGTTCCACTTCTTAAAATAATTCCTATTGGATTATCTTTTTCAGATTTAAGTGTAGATATAAGTTTTGATTGTAATTTAGCTTGTTTTTCTTCTATTTCTACTGGCTGAGTACAATCATTAAAATCTGATTCCATTATATCACGATACTTCTTATCATTATACATATCAATAAATGTTGTAGCATCAAATGATAATGCTAGTATATCTGAAAAATCAATACTTATTGAACGTAATTCATTCATTACAACTGATATTGAATAATTGATAATTATTGATTTTATTTCATATTCCTTAAGTACCTTTATAAGTTTTTCATTAATATAATCAGATATATTTGGAATATCTTCAGGGTCTAATAAGTAACTTTTATCCATAACGTGAGCATCTGGTATTTCACAAAGTGGAAACCATAAATCCAAATATATCAAAAAATGACGTAATTGAACTTTATATTCATCTTTATCTTTATGATAAAATTTTATCGTTACAGGGTACTCCCTGCATTTCTTAAGTCGAAAACATCCTTTAACTATATTTTTAATTTCAGTATGAAGTTCTTTATATCGTTTACTAATTGATATAAAATCTTCCATTACATATATATCTCTTAATAATGGTTTTAAGTCATCTATATTATTAATAATAGGTACGTCACATTTAACTTTATCTTTTAATTCTATCATGTTTTCCTCCCATATTTTTAAAGAATAATTTAAAAAAGTGTATTTGAGAATATTAATTCTCAAATACACTTTATAAAAATTACTTTTAATATTAGGATTATTTGAATCCGTTATTCTGCCAATCTCTGAGTTCTCTTGATGCTGGAATAAAATCTGTATCTTTTTCAAAACTAAAAATTACTTTATTTAAGCATTTTCTAATATCTTCTGATAATGCTAACTTCCAATCTTCAATATAATCATGAATATCTGTAATAAACTCATCTGTGCAAACAAGGATATCACATGAAGCGTTTCCAAGTGCTACTACAGATGTTACTAACTGATTAATATTCTCTTTCTGGACTTTATTAGCTTTTTCGTTGTTCTTCTTTCTCATTTTAGCTAACTCTTTAGATGTGTAAGGAAGAACCTGAAGTGTTAAATTGTATAATACAGCTGGAGTTGTTTCTTTAGCAACAATATTTCCACTAAAGAATACAATCTTAGGAATATTAATAATAAATGATTCGTCAGCATCATTTTCTAACCAACCTGAAAGTCTATTTTTCATCTTTTCAGCTTTCTTGATAATGAGTCCAAGATTTGAACGTTCAAGCAATACCGAAATAGTTGGATTAGAACCATATTCAAAAATATCTTCAGCTTCATCTTTTGCAACTGTAACACAAATTGTCTGAATCACATTGATATTTCTCATAGCCTCTTCATACATTGAGAATACATGTTTAGCAAAACGTGACTCAATTGAAAATGAAACTGCTTCTTTTTTCTCAGCTGCTTCAGAAGCAGAAACAGGAATAATACTTGATGTCTCACATGAAGTTGTTCCATCAATTGAATTTTTAATCATATCAGAAAGTGTTGATTTTTCATTTGTTGTAGTATCAAAGACAACAATTTTATCTTTACTCTCTTTTAAGATTTGTACTAATGTTCTTTTTTTGTCTTTCTTTTTGTTTTTCTTTGCCATAACTGGACCTCCTGATTTTATTTTTTATTTTTAAGTTAAATATAAAATTAACTTTAAAACCTATCACTAAATATTTTAGTAAAGATTGCAAATGTATCAAAAGTATATAAATTTTCTTTTTTACCATTAATATCTGTAATCTTTGATATTTCTAATATTTCATCTAAAGCTTTTTGGTACTTTTTCTTGAAATAGATATTCTTATGTGTTTTTATCTCATTAGTTATTTTTGAAATACTTTCGCATCTTTCGTTTAATATATCATCTTCTTCGTAAGTTGTTGGTGTATTAATATATTCACCTTTATGATATAAAGGATTTAAAAATATCATCTTAGTATAATATTTGGATTGAAAATATTTGAATTTTTCTTTAGTAATTTCCATATAACCAACTGAATCATAAAAATTAAGATTCCTTGTTAAATCAAACTTTATCTTATAATCTTTATTTATTGTAAAAGCTGATATTTCATTTCCTTTTTTCCATAAATATACTTTTACTTTTTTCATTATAGATTCCATCCATTATAAATACAATCTTCTGAACTATTTATAAACAAATTACCCGATTCTTTTAACTTTACATAATTATCATAATTAATTATCTTAAGTCTATCTTCTTCACTACCTTTCTTTAGTTTCTTAATCATTTTCTTTGCATCCTGAATTGCTTCAGCAGATATACTATTACTATTAACAAATATTTCAATTAAATTCACATATGTCTCAAGCCTATTAGCTATCTCTTTACAATCCTCTTTAAATTCTTTTCCATACATACTCATATTAGAATCACTTCCTTTCTTATCTTATAATGTATCAGGTACAGTAAAATATTATATAAGTAATCAGTACAATATAAATTTGTCTTTATTTTGTACAGAAAACATTAGTTTAATTATATTAAAGGTAGGTGATAATCTATGGCAACTATAATAAATGAGAAACGTATGCTTGAAGATAATGTATTTAAATTTGAACAGAGAATAAAATCTCCATTAAATAGATTTAGCGATAAGAAGCCAACATTTGTAAATTATTTTCATATCGATAATGAAAATACAACTGTAAATGAAGGATTTGAAGATGTAGAAAACGTATTAGGAGATAACTCTCCAATTAAATATAAAAAAATATCTGACTTTCCATTATATGGTTTAGAGAATATATTAATACAATTACAAGATAGTGACCAAGGACTTGATGGTAGTTATGATGGTGATGCTATAATTCTACCTTCATCTTTAAAACCACTTCAAAATGATTACTTTACAATTCCATATTTAAAAGATAGCTATATATTCAAGGTTACAAATGTATCATATGATAATATAATGCCTGATAACTATTATAAAATTGAATTTATGTTAGAATATATTGATAAAGATAAAGAAGATCAATTAGAAAAACAAACAACATCTAAATTCAATTGTATCTTTGAAAATATGGGTACAGAAGAAAAGATATTTATTGAAGATGAATATATTGAAGATTTAAAACAAATTGATGATATGTATTCAGATATAGTCGAATTGTATTTAAATATATATTATAGTGATAGATATAATTGTCTTCTTGCAACTGATGGCTCGTATAAATACTATGATCCTTTGATGTCTGTATTCATAAATAAGAATGGATTGTTTAATAGAAAAAATAACTTTGATACAATCATTTTATCTGAAGAATTTACTGACCCTAGAAGAAAGTATAAATATGAAAAATCATTTTACAGATATGTTGAACGCAGAGATAAGACTTTATTATCAAATTTCAAATATACAGTTTTTCCAGGTATAAATAATATACAAACATCATTTAATAGATGGGATGATAAATCTATAAAAATTATAGATTTACCTGCAGTAATGGACCCAAAAACAGAATATGAAATTATTCCTGAAATATTCAGACTTGCAATTAGGGATAACGGATATGCTGATAATGATTATAAACAATTTTTAATTAAATTTTTAAGAAAAGAAAAAATGACTATAGCAGATATTCCAAAAAATTTAAACGATGAATTGTTAATATTAAATACGGCTAATATGGAAGTATTCTTCTATACACCAGTAATATTATATGCAATAAAAACTATTGTATCTGAATTTATGAAAAAATAAAAAAATGACTAGGTATAACTTTTTGTTATACCTAGTCATTTATATAGCAAAATTAGTGTTTAATGCCAATTTTTTTACCAATTGATGAGAGAACAGGAGATTTACTTCTCTTTAATCTCATAATATATTTTCTTGTAATAATATCTGCTTTATTACCATATTTAGCTTCAAGCTTAGATCTAATGATTCTTCTAATCTTATAGCATTTTTCAAGCTTTGGAATAAGAGGATCATTTTTCTTTCTAGCCATTGTTCTAATTACAATCCATCTAATCTGGTTTGTTCTAGCTTTAAGAACTGAATCTTTGCTAAATCTCATTGGCTTAATTGATTCTGTATATGTGTCATTAATAACATCATTTACATCTGATTCAAGTAATAATCCTTCATCAACAGCAATATCAGCATCAACTGATTCGCCAAAATCGGCATATTCTTCAGCTGTTAATTCATCTTTAAGAATGATTGGTGTTGCAATTAATGATGTTTCATCTTCAACTTCCTTTTCTTCATCAGGTGTGAGTTCGTCACCATTAACTTCATCATCGATTTCATCCATAAGATCAGGATCAATATCATCATCGTCATCATCATCGACTTCATCACTAATACTATTAACAAGATCGTCGTCATCTAAATCTTCATCATCATCGTCATCATTGTCATAAGGATAAGATTCATCATCGTCATCATCTTCGTCATCTGATTCGTAAGAACAACCTTCATCAGTATCATCACCATAATCATATTCTGAATCATCATTTTCATCAAAATCATCTGATTCGTCAAATAAATTATCATATTCAGATTCAGCCATATATGAACTTGGAAGTGGATTATTTAATAAGTCTTCAAATTTACTAGACATATTTTTGCCTCCTTTATTTTTTAATATTTTTTATATCATTGTTTTTTAATATTTATTTTAAAACAGCGTAAAAATATAAATAAGTATTATTGGATAGGAAAATTATCAATAATACTTATTTATATTGTAAAGGGGTTTTCGTTATTAAACCCATAGCTTTGTATGCTAAAGCTATAAAAGTGTACGATTTTCAAAAACCCAGAGAGGCAGGTTTTTAGTAGCTTTTTGTTCGTCCAGCTCTTTTTTGTTACGACCTACATAACCTTGTAGAAGATAGATAATATATGGAGGAATATATAATCTATCTTATAATAATGTTAAAAATTTTTGTATATTTAAATTATAAATTATACAAATAATTAAAGTCATATTTTTATAATAAAAAGGAGGATTTAATTTATGACAAATACAAACGAAGCTAATAATATATCTGAAGAAAAACCTATTGAAACAACAAAGACAATAGAAGAATTGACAAATGATTTAGTCAATTCTGAGGAAATTGTTGCAGAGCCTGAAGATATCAAACCAGAAAATTCTGAATTAGATAATAATAATGATATTGCTAATGATGATGTTAAAATGGAAGAGACAAAAAAATTTACACCAGAAAAACAAAATGAAATTATTGATGGCTTAATAAAATATTACAAAGATAATATTCTTATAATGTATATTAAAGAAACAACATCAATAGCTACATTTATTTTAGGTTTATTTACAGATGACCAAACTCCTGTTGATGTATTATATGATCATTTAGGTAAGGAATTCATTTTAAAAGAAGCTGTTATTAGATTTTTAGGTATAAATACTGATACATATGCTTCATCTATTGGAGATGCTTTTAATGATTATAATAATATTATTAGTTCAGAGGAAGTACAAAAAGAAATCGCAAGGGTTACTGAATTAATGAATAAACAGAATAAATCTAAAGAAAACGTTTCAGAACCACCTATTCCATATATATTTGAAAAAGGAGAAAATGGTGAACTGATTACAACAGGATATACAATAGATTCTGCCGCTAAAATTAAAGGAATAAAACTTATAATTGAAGATAACCGATATATCAATACAGGTATATCATTAATTTAATCATCCAAATAGATATTAAAAACAATAATCTAATAAATTTAATAGAAAGGATGTGTTTTCTAATGATGACAAATGCAACTAATTCTATTGCTCGTGAAAAAGCAAAACTTTTAAGATCGAGAGAGTATATAGAATCAATGGACGATGATGATGTTATTGAAGAGGCATTTTTAAGTTTAGATAGAAAACTGACAAATACGTCTTTCAATCTGATGTGCAATGAAAGTGCAGAAGAAACAGAAGAAAGACTTACATTAGAGAAATGTATCGATGATATACCTATTGATGATTCTGAAGAAAAAGAAATTGACAAAATTCTTGAATCTACAGAAGACCTTACAATAGATCAAATTATAGGTATTTAAAAGAAAGGAATGATAAAATGAAAAGATGTATAATCAACACACCAGGTCCAATTGCTGAACTTGGATTTATCTCTGGTCCTATCACAAATCCATGTAAACTTGAAATGGATGTACTGAGAAGATTAGTAAAAAATGGTAGAGAAGTTTATGAAGTTAATCCAGAAAATCCTGCTCAGAAAGTTTTATTAACAATTGAGAATTATGATGCCGATAATTTTTCAGTTAAAGTAAATCCAACAGCAGATGTAAAAGAAGATGACTGTGAACCTGTTAAAGTTCCTGTTGAAAATGTTAAAGAAACAATTGAAACAGTAGAACCAAAAGTTGAACCTTCTGTAACTAAAGAAGTCGTAGAAGATGACTGTGAACCTGTTAAAGTTCCTGTTGAAAATGTTAAAGAAACAAAATCTTCAAATAACAAAAATCAGAAAAATAAAAAAAATAAATAATATTTATTTAATACAAAAAAAGAGATGAAAAGATATTTTAATCTTTTCATCTCTTTTTTAAAACGATGTCTTGGCTTATTCTGTAGCCAAGACATCTGACAACCACACTTCGTCATCATCTGGATGACAAAGTGTCATTATCATATTATCTGACAATGAAAATACCTCCTTTCATTGTTTTTATAATGAGGTTAATATGAAAATCATATTAACCTCATTACATTGAAATATTATATAAATTTATATTTATAGTTTACTCATTACGTAATGTAGATGCTAATTTAAGACCTTTAGTTACTAAATCTGTATTTAATCCCATTCCTAAGAAATAAGTATTTACAGTATTTAATGTCGTCTTATTCTCTATTTTATCGTCAAGTTCACTTAATGATAAATAACCTTTTTCAGATATAGATTTTAACATCTGTTGTTTCATTACTAAATCATCTGCTCTAGGACCATTCAATTCTTTTAATGTACTTTCAAGTCCTAATGATATTAACATATTATTTTCCAAATCAGATTCTCTACCATTTTTATCTGCACCTGTAACCTGACCTGTTATTGCAGAACGTTGATTAATAGATGTACTAATACCATTCTTTTTAGCAACAGTTTGCTGTGTTCTTTTTATATTAATATATCCAACTGGAACTTTCTGTTTTGTTACAATAATATTATTTTTATCCATTGTAATCCAAGGTAACGCAACATATTCATACAAAGGTATGTTTATAACTTTAGCGGCATCTTCAATATCTTCAAGTTTTATTGTTCTTTCGTAATCAATTATATCAAGAATTAAATATTGTTTTTCATCACTAAAGAATTGTCTAAAGAAACTATCAAATGCTACATCACTCATAGGTGTAAACATATCTTTATATTTCTTCGTATTATCACCCGATTTATCGAATGCTGAAAAGAATTTATATATTAAATTACACATATTAGTTCTTCTCATCTGTTGATTTTGTGTTTTATTCCATATGTCTTGTAAATGTCGTTTAAGTTCAACTATACATTTATTACCTAAGGTTGTTAATATAACAGATGGTACCATACGTTTTAAAATTGAGTTTGATGCAATTATTGAACTTACTTCTTCTTCAGGTCTATAGAATGAATATGGTTCATATCCTTCTTCAATTACTTCACCTATAGTATTTTTAAGTCCAGTGAACATTGCTATTTTTGAACCAACTTCCAAAGGTTCTGAGTGTTTAATATAAAATTCTATTAATACACCATCTTCAACTTTTTGACCTTTGATTACACCATATCTATTTGGTTCAACTTTACCTGTAGCATCATTTAATAATATACCACATTTAACAACTGAACCAGTCTTATCATATTTAGATAATAGAGCATCTTTACGTTTAATTTTATTATAATAAGCTCCAAATATCTTCTGTAAGCTAGGAGAAAGTTCTTCTAAATCTACAGTTGAATACATCTTAATATCTTCAATAACACCAGAATACTTAGATGGAATAATATTTCTACTTCCATTAAGTAATTCATTTTTTTCATCTTCATTATCACCAAGATTAGCAAGTAATTTATTTAAATCATTTTCTTCATAAGATTCATCAAAATGAATTAATGAATCGCCAACTTTGATTTTATCTCCAACTTTTACCATATAGTATATATTAGAGTTCTTACCTAAAACTGCTTGTTTACAGAAACACATTTCAGTTATAGCATCTTTAGATAATTTTTGTGTTATGAATGTACTATCTTCATATGTATCATATGTCGACATTAATGCAACTTTTGCAAGAACACCCATATTCATACGAGTACCTTGTGTTTTATTATTCGTGAAGAAATTCTTGTGCCAAGCTAAACACTGATTAGCTTTAAATTTATCCCCAACTTTTAAATCTGTTGTTAATGAATTACTTAAGAAGAATCCACCACCACCATTTTTAACGATATTTTTACCTAAGTCAATAGCTTGATGAGAACCATCTTTATACTCAACTATCATAATTTTAGTTTTATCATCATACTCTTTAACAAAACCATCCATTTTTGCATTTACAACAAATACAGATGATAAATAAAATCTACATATTTCTTCAGCACCATTTGAAATTAATACTGGTGATGAATTTACAATTGGAATCATATGCTTAGACTGTTTTATAGCATGTCCTGTTCTTGTAGGGTCATCCCTTGTTACTCCAAGTGGAACTAATAATTCACCCGGTGAGAATAAATTAATATCTTTAACATCTGTTAAATCGTCTTTAGTATCACTATATCCTCTTACAGATTTTAAATTAGGTTCCATACTTAATGTTCTAGAAACACCAACGCTTGCGTCAGGAGATGTTGTAGGAGCAATGATTCCTATCATAGACTTATCATAAGATCTATTTGGTACAGTATAAGATCTATCTAAGTTTACACCTCTCCATCCTTTAGATGTTACAGCATGCGTTCTCTCTAATTCAAGGATTGGATTAAGGTCAGATACATCTTCAACAGTTTTCTGTGCTAATAATTCTTTTATTACGCAGTCTTGTGGAACTGATAATTTTTTTCTACCATTAGAGTTCTTAAATACTACATATGCTCTAGCAATTTTTTCATATAAAATTGCAGGAATAATCTCATTTGATCTAACTCTAGATAAGCTCTGATCTACTTGATATTTATACTGACTATCTGATAACAACATATTTGCATGACACATTAATTCAACTAAATCCGTAGGTAAATTTAAATCCATTAATACTTCTTTAGTTATATGGTCAATCATAAATTCGTGGCTATTATCAAGAGCATTAAGAATATTAATTTTACCATATATCTTTTTGATATAATCAATATAAGTTGTTGGGTCATCAAACGCCGATATTTCATACCCAGTTGTATCTAATGCTCTGAATCCATTCATTAATAATTCACTATGAATACTTTGATCATATACTAAAAAGCAGTTTGCAAATTTTATATATGGTTCATTTAATCCAATTTCACTTAATTTTTGGACTAATCTATATTCAATTTTTGACTTCTTTAATACTGTACTTAAACCTTCCCATAAACACATTAATGGCATAATAGCTATATCTTTAGCCATTATAGTAACTTTGCTATACATTAATCGTCTAGGAGTTTTAATTGATTTATATACAGATTTTTCGTCATCATTGAAGCAAGAAACCATTATATCACATATAGTTCTACCTTTTAAATCTTTTCCGGTTTCTGGATCAATAAATAAAGGTTCATAAGCTTCCATACCAATAAATATTTTATTTTTTGGTATTTTTATTTGATTTTTCTCAGCATACATTGTTGCCTCTTGCTGATTAAACATAATCAATGTATTATGCTCTTTAAACTTACTAACTATCTTAGAAAATTCATCTATTTCAACTGTTGTTAAATATCCTTCGTTATTACCAATACAATTTATAAATGTAAAACGAGTTTTAATACTATCACTTTTTTCTATAGCTTTAAGTAAAATTTCGATTCCACGTAATGATTTCGTATCAACACGTTTAATTGTCATTTTATTTGTATTAGTTACAATCTGCACTGTATCAGGAGCAATTTTAACTAATGGTAAAAAGAAGTTTTGATGTAGTATAAGTTTCTTATTACCACCCAAATAAAGAAATCTATCATCTATAAATTTAGGTATATCAACTGTTATAGTATGTCTATTTCTATTTCCATCTTCAAGATAAAATGTATAAGTATCTTTATAATTCAATTTATCAGAAGAATCTACAATTTTAACATCTCTAAGAAAACAAGGTATTGATTTATCATTTAATTCAGTAAATGTACCAATAATATCTTTATTCATCATTGATTCATTATAACTTTTTTCAAAATTATTAAATCTAATATGTTTCATATTCTCGTTAGTAGTTTTTGTTATATTAGATACATCTTTTGTTTCAATAACAACTTCATCTGGTCTTATTTTTTCTAAATCAGCTAATGTAAGTTCTCCAATTTTTATATCCTTTTGTTTTTCACGTAAAAGTTGATCTCTGGCACTAGAAGCTTGTGACTTAGTAGGAAGAGTATCTTTTTTTAAATTATTATAAATTTCTTCCATCAATTCTTTATCATCTTCAATTTCAGTTTCAACTTTCTTTTGTATTATATCCTTATTAACAGTTTTAGCGTCTGTTATAGATGCGTCTGGTCCAGCAACACTTTTTATATCTTTATTCATGTCGCGAACAACTTTATCTACTTTTTTATTAATTTTTTCAGATATATCAGTATTTGTTTTACTTAATATATCATTAGTATTTATAGTATTAGTAATTTTATTTGATATATTAGCAACATTAGCAGCAACGTTATATAAGTTTTTTGACATTAAACTGATATTTTGATTGCTTATACCATTAATTTTAGAAGTAATCTTTCTCTGTTTTTCAACTTTATTAATATCAACTACTTCTGTAGGTGTAATTTTATTTGATATATTTTGTTCTGTTTCTGATTTAATGATTTCACTATCAATTTCATCATTACTAATTGTTTCGACATCAAGTGTAGCAACCGAATATATTTTCTTTACTTCACGTAAGAATATCTTATAAGATTTCTCGTCACAAAGTGATGGATTTACTTTTAAAACTTTTCCATTGCAATAAATCAAAATATCAATATCTAAATTACTAATTAAATTAAAATATTTATATAAAGTAAAATAAAGCATATATAATGGATTATTAATAGTATCTTTTAATTTACCTTTAAAATTTTTAAAATCATTAGCATTTATCAATATATACTTTTTCTCATATTGTCCATAATTCATAAGTATTATAGATTTAATATAATCCCAAAATAATGGAATTTTACGAAATGGATTTAAACTATTTGTAATTGAATTATAGATATTTATATGCTGGCATAAGTCATAATACATATTTTTATTTTCGTTTTCTCGTATATGATTTACTAACATATATGGATGAATATTAGTTCTTTTTTCTATTTTTTCATATATTTCTTTACGTCTTTCTGTGTCTCTTAATCTATATCTTTTATTATATATTTTTCCAACATAGATAAGATTATAGTAATAATAGTAATATCTATTATTCCCGGTAAATGTTGTTTGTTCATTCATCATTTTTATTGAATTTTCTATAGAGTTTGAATATAAAAAAATCAAATTACCTCTACCAATTGGTTTTCCTATTGGTAAATACACTTTTTTTGTAAGTGTTTTTAAATAAGGTAAATCATTAGGGTATAACATTATTTTCACATCCTTCTTTTAAGATTCACTTATATTTTTGTTTTTTCGGAGTAAAAGTATCGTGCTGAAGAATTAACTTCAGCACGATACTTTTTATTATGAATTCATCAAAAAATATAAAGGGAGAAAATACTAATGTATTAGTATTTAACTATATGTTATATGCCTTATTAAAAAAATTACACATATATAAGTTGAGCCAAATCCAAATGGAATTCATTATCCATTTGCTCAATTTTTTCTTTTCTTTCAGAAGCAGCATTTTGCCAATCATCAATATTTAAATTAATAGTACCATATGCAGTCTGAATTTCATTATAATGTTTAATTGTAGAATATAAATTCATCTTTACATCAAGTACAGCTAATTGATAAAAGCTTTCTTCCGCTGTTGGTGGAATTGACTGTAACGACTGGTCATGTTCAAAAGCCATATCTATAACGACATTATATGATGCCATCAAATTATAAATATATAGAGTTCTTGGATGTTCAAACTTAAATGTAAGTTTTGGTATCATTGATGCAACAAGTTGCCCACCAGCGTTTGAAATCATCATCTGATTTATTAAACTTCCGTGAAGATATGGAATTCCGCCACCCCAATATCCCATTCCAGATAAACTTCTATCATCATAGTTAATATCTTTTATATAGAGTAACTTTCTATTAGTAAATTCAGGTAACATAAAACAATCATATGTTGCCATATGTTCTTTGCATTCCCAATTATGCAAATCAACGTACATTTTTTCAGTATGTGGATAATACATTGAAAATACTGGTAATGTAATAGTTTTAATTATGTCAACTATAAAGCCATCTATATCATCAATAGGTAATGCAATTGTATATATTCCTAATTCCATTTTTATACGTTTAACCATTCTAGATATATTCATATTATTCACCTTCTTAATTTATTTTTTCATTTTTAAGTTCTTGTCTTACAAATCCTAAGAATTTAATTAAATATGACATATATATTTTACTTTTTAATTGTTTCATATCTATGCAAATCTTTAAATTAGACTTTACATGTGAGTAATTTTCATATCTTTTATATTTAGATAATTCATTAATCTCATTATAATAATTCATATTACACATTGATTTTAACTCTTTATAAATTGAGATATAATCTTTCACAAATAATGATAAGTTTTTACTCTCATTTTCTGGGTTTATTTTTTCAGAAACTGGTTTATCATTCAGAGGCAATTCAACATCATTATGAATATCTTCAATGAGCATATCAACATCATCTCCAAATTTAACAATATTAACTTGGGTTACAATCTTATCATATTTTTTAAAATAATAATATAACTTATTTAACAAATCAATATTAATATATTCAACATCTTTCTTTAATGATACTATAAATTTATTTGTATTTCTTTTCCACTCATTAGTAGTTTCTCGAACATCTATTTTATTATTCATATCATTCACCAACTTTTTTATTAATTTAATTTATTGTTTTTGGTACTTAACATTAGTCATTATTTATATATTATTTATCTGTAATCAAAGATAAAATATTAAGAAAGGACGGTAACAATAAGATGAAAAAAATGATTAAACAAAGATTAGATGAATTAAGGTATGAGGTTAATTCATTGGATAATTTGTATAATACTAATTTTAGAAATCCATTCCCAATAGTAGATCCTAAATTAGCATTTAAAATTACAGTATCAAATTACGAAATATATCTAATTGATTTATTATGTTCGATAAATAATATAGACCCAGCAAATTATATATTTGTAACCGAACATGGTACATTATGTGCTAATGAATTTAAATTAGATAAAAAATTTAAAGAATTGAGTTGTCTTGGAATGGATGACAAATTCAAAGATTCAACAGATAGTTTAGCATTTCATGGAAGATTTATTTCATATATAATTTATCATTATTTATCTGAAATTCGTGAAATGATAAAAGATATCTATGATGAAATGGGAGGAAAGAAAGTAACAAAATATGATAATTATCTGATTATATTAAATCAGATAATTAAAAATTTAAATATGTTAGTGATAACCTATTTAAGTAGTGATGCTTCTTATACTGAATATATGAAAGCATTAATAGATATTCGGCTTGTTAGAGATTGTAACCCAAAGAAAAAGAAATTCGCAGAATGGTATAATAATGAAGCTGAATATATTAGAACATCTTGTAAATCTAATATTTTTGGAAAACGTGCAGAAGATGATTCAACATTAATAAATGACATAACAAAAATGGCATATATGTTATCAACTGAAAATACAAAATTTAAACATTGTGGAACAGTTGATTCAGAAATCAGATTCTCTAATAAAAAAGAAATAAAAGAAATTTTAGGTAGATTAGGTTATGCTATATTATTAAACCGAAGTAAAAATAATATAAATCCAATATATAAAGCATATCTAAAATCAAAACCTGAAATAAATACAAATATTAGAGAGGTAAATAAATATATTGAATTATCAGCTGCACTTGAAGCATTAGAATATGAGAAGATAATAATAGATGATCCAAATGTATCATCTGTTATAGATTCTCTAATATTGGGATAAAAATAACCAGTAACTTAAATAGTTACTGGTTATTTTTTTAACTGTTTTCTTGTCTACTTCTTTCAACAAGTTCATTTATAATTTTATTTTTTATCTTTTCATCAACATCATCAGTTGATTCTTCTTTTTCATCAGTATTTTCAGATGTTTCTACTGAAGTCTCATCTATTGTTTCAGTCTCATTAACTTCAGCGTATTCAGATTCGACAATGGATTCATCGGTTTCTACTACTTCATCATCTAATTTAAGATCTTGTTCTTCCTTATCTTTATTCAGTTTTTCATATATCTCTCTTAATTCATCATTAGATTTATCATCAATATCTATTTTTTCAATATTTAAATCATCTGATAATTTATTGATATTAAATACCAACATGTCATGAATTTCCTTATTATGTTCTTTATCCTTTTCAATCCTTCTAGGATGTTTAGGATGAGTAAAATTATTATCTTCAAAATATTTATAATCATCTTTGAAATAATCCAAGAAATTATATATAACATTTTTAAAGTTATTTTCATCGTCATCAGATGGAAATTTATGATATATTAAGTTAGCCATATTATTAAATAAAGACTGAGCATACATTCTTTCTTCTTTATTATATACATCTATGTATGCAATATATCTCATATTAAAGAATAAAAATAAGTTATTATACACGTGATAATCTTCTTCTAAAAATTTTTCTTCTAAGTTAAAGAAATATTTATATACTTCTGGATTAAAACCAACTTTCTTAGCATTAACTTTGTATCTATTGATAATATAACTGCTTCTCTTATCATTAAAGAATGCATTAATAATATTATCTTTTTCATCTTTACCTAATTTTTCTAATCGTGTAAATAAAAAAGATAATGTCATTGTAGATTCCATTGCTCTAACCAATTTCATTACTTTTTCTTTTTCAACTTCATTGGTTTCTGCTTCAGCTTTGTTCTTTAAATCAATAATACGTTGTTTCTTTTTTTCCTGATATTCTGGTGATGTTAAATAATTAACATAATCATTTATTACCTTATCTGCATCGGTTCTAAGTGTATTACTTTCCTCTTTAATTGCAATAAGTTCATAAATACTACGAATGATTGACTTAAACACGCTTTCATTATATTCATCATTACCAGTATAAAATTTATCAGAAATCTTTTTAAGCAATTCATCATCATTCATTAATTCATCCTTCTTATCTGGATATTTTAATGAGATGAATGTTATTATTTTTTCATCATACTCTTCTGATATAAGCTGATCTCTAATCATATCAGAATAATATTCTGTCTGTTCTTCCAGATCAGATATCATATCTAGCATGACTCTATAATCAGTATTTTTTGATTTTTCTTCCATTCTTTTTTCTTCCTTTCTTTTTTAGTTATCATAACGTCAAATAAAAAATAATTTGTTATTTAAAATCCATTAATTTCATTAAAAAAGCTATAATCAGATGACGAATCATCATAATCATCTAACATATAATCTGGTGTATTTTCAATCAATGTATTATGTGTTAAGCCAGCTTTAACTAATCTCATACTTTCATTTTGAGATTTAATAATGGCTTCTCGCATCATTTGTTGAAAATCATCTGGTTGATTTTGTTCTTTTTCTAATTGTGTTCTTATAATACGTTTTGTATCTTCATCAAGACTACTAGTACTAATATCTTCTGGTCTAGTAAGTCCTTTATTTTGTTCTTTTATTTCTTCAGAACCTTTAACAAACCCAAACATTTGCAAATTATTACCATGATAATATACATACATAGCAATTAAATAGCTCATAATACTATCATCATGGAAACCAGGTGCAGCTTCGATTCTACCAGAACTTGTTTTTATCAATCTACATATATCACGGATTATATTTTTAGTAACAAAGTTATTTTTAAATTCAGCAACGTGTCTAGAAAGAATTGCAAACATATCTTCTCTACTAGCACCATTTGTATATACACCATAAAATGTTTTTTCTTTTGCTTTTTGTTTCAGAACACTTTCGATTGTTTCATGTTCTGCCATTGTTTTACCTACTAAATCTTTATCCTTATCAAAATAAAGATTATTACGTATAGGCGAATTTAATAAATGGTCAATAATACCATCACCAACACTATTTCGCTCAATAATAATAATAGCTCTTGGTATTACTTTTTTAACTAATTCAATTATAAGTTTTTCATATAGAGTTTCACCAATATATGAACATTCAAATTCAGCTACTGGTTTTACTGTATATGGATTTATTATTGTAATTGCATTATTATCACCAACAGTACCCGTAGAACAGTCAATACCTACAAGATATGGTGTAGTTCTTTCTAATTCTTCATATACATCAAATTTATAAAAATCTAATAATGTAAACGATAATTCATCTTTTGGTACTTCTTGTGTTGAAATAATATATTCAATATCCTCTCTAGAATATGGTGATAAAGATGAGCCGTGCAATCTCTGAAGAAGAATCTCTCTTCGAGTTGTTAAGTCATCATTAATTTTATCAGCCATCATATTAAACCATTCTTTGGTTTTACCTATCTGATAATACTGGTATTCAATATAAATAATACCATTATATCCTCGAGCAGTTGCATATGCCCGTGCTTCTTCTTGCGATTTATCGTATAATTTTTCATCCCATTTTTTAGTTGCGTCTAATAAAATCTGTGCATCTTTACCAGGTTCTGTATCCAGATCACCCATTTAAAAATATTTATATAAATTCGTTAAATTTATATCCGATTGTTCGGCTTTATGTCTCCATAAAGATTAGACTATATCTTCATCCATAAATTCTATCACCAAATTTATGGAGCTTCTCATTTCGAAATCACTTGATTTCTACTCTACTTGGTTATTCATTATAATATTTCTATTATAATTATCCTTTCGATAGTCGTTGAATAATACATCACATTTTTTTAGCATGAATTGTATTTCCTAATACACTTGTCCATTCTAAATTATCAATTAAATTACAGCACGGAATACCATTTTTATGATTAACAACATTATGATATTCATCTGGAGGTGGACCTAAAAATTCCCAAGCCATTAATCTATGAATTAAATAATGTTTTGACTTGTTTCCTCTTTTAGTTTGACTTTTGATATTTGTAACTAATGTTATTTTTTCATAATCATCTTTATCATAATACGTCGTCATAAATTTATGTAATTTAATATTATATACACGTCCATATGTCGAAATCATATATTTATCTTTTTTTATTCCGGGATATGTAATAACTTTAAATGTTTCCTTATATTCTGGTTTTAAATATTTATAAGTTAATTTTTTAATATACATATTATCACCTACTTTTATTATAGATGTTTGATCAGTTGTGATATATTACTGCGGATTGTCTCTATTCTTAACCTTTTTACTATACCTTTGGAGTTACCCATTGCCACTAATTTATCACTAAATTAGTTTAGTAGTTAAGACCTAACGAGCATAAATAATGACTATTCATTATTTATGTCTAAATAAATTAATAAATTTATTTAGAAGTTCCCCGCAATTAAAGAAGTTTTTTCATATATTATTGCTAATATAGCCCCCAGTAATCTTCTTTTAGGGGTACAGGTAAATATTCTTCCATACATTGCACCATTTTTCTTAGCATTATCAGCAGCTGTCTGAAATGTAGACACTGAGTTTTCCACAATGATTTTTATTTTATTTGTGAACTCTGGCTCATCAAAATGTAGTATTGGAGCAGTTAAACCTCTTGCTAATGATAAAGCACTATCTTTAGATGTTGCCTTAGATTTAATAATTATACTATTATGTGTAACAGGATGTTGCATACGTGTAGCATTGGCAACAGCTTTAACAATTTTTCCATTATCATCAAGAGCTGATTCAAATCTTAAATATTGAGGTAAAAGATCTATTTGTGCTTTTATACGACGCAAATTTTCTTTCGCATTATCACCATCTTTATTAATGAAAATAAATTGAGAATTCGTTGTACCAAATGAATATACCCAAGCAAGCATTGCTAATGCCGATATTGTTTTACCTTGCTGACGAGGTAAACATAACCACGAGTCAATACCATTATTAAAGCACCACGCTTGTGCTATATTACCTCTATTTGCTTTATATTGAACTCCTCCACCGGATGCACCTGATTCGGGAATTCTACATACTTCACGTAAATAAAACCACATATTTCTTGATATTTCAGTCATCAATCTAGAAATTTGATCCCTCGACAAAGTTGAATTTCCATTTTCATCACATTGATAAGGATCTATACCAATAACATATGGATCTCTAATTTCCAACATAAAATACCAATTTTTTATTCCTCTTTCTTTTAAATCTCTTGCTACTTGAAGAAATGATTTATTAGGAGTTTGAGTATCATAAAATTTACCATTAATTTTTATAATACGTTGTTTCATTTTTTAAATCACCTCTTTTTAATATTAATAAATGATTTAAAAATATGTAATACGGCATTTTTTTTCATCAGTATACTAACTTATTATTAAAGATTTAAATAAAGCTATTTACTTCTTACTCAATTACATGGTGCGAAATTTGTTAAATATAAAAAACACTGACTTTATAAAGTAAGTCAGTGTTTTTTATCTATCAATATGAAAGGAAGTACCTAAATGAATAATGAAATAAAAGAAAGATTTTTAGATGCATTGTATGCTAATATAAATTTTAATAAGATAAAAAGAGTTCATTCAAATGAATTTAGAATGAGATGTCATTTTTGTGGAGATTCACAAAAAAATTTAGAAGAAAGACATTTGTATATATTATGTGATTTAACAAATGATTTACCATTAAAGTATAATTGTTTTAAATGTGGCGAATCTGGATATGTTAATAAAGATTTTTTAGAAAGAGCAGATATAACTGATAAAAATTTAATATCTGAAATTTATGCATTAAATAAAAAATCCGAAAGATATGATAAAAAAAATATTAATGCAAATGATGAAATATACACGTTTAATTTCTGTGTTCCAGAGGTTGTTGTTGGAAAAAAGACAGAATATATAAATAATAGATTTAATATAAATTTTGATATAGATGATTATAAAGAAATGAAAGTTATAACATCTTTATTTAATTTTTTAAAGATAAATAATATTAAAACTTCTTCATTTCGAAAAGATATATTAAATAAACTTGAAGACCATTATGTCGGATTTTTAACAAACGGTTCTTCACATATATTATTCAGAGATATTACTAATACTGAAAATTATAGTTGGATTAAATATCCAATAGTTCCAGAATCAGTAAATAATAAAATATTCTATTCAATGGATAATTCAATTGATATATTATCAAAAGAAAAAATAGATATCAATTTAAGTGAAGGGGTATTTGATGCTATTGGTATTGCATACCAACTGATTAATAATAAAGATAATTCTATAAATATTGCAGTATCAGGAAAATATTATAATAGAATATTAAATTACTTGATTGGTCTAGGATTATTTGGTTCAAATATAAATGTAAATATATATAGTGATAACGATAATACATTTAATAAAAAGAAATCAAATGATACAAGTGTTGAACATTATAAACAAATGATCAATAAATTTAAACCATTATATGGAACCATAAATTTATATTATAATTTAAAAAATAAAGATTATGGAATACCAAAAAATGAAATTATTACAAAAAAAATAATATTATAAAATAGAGAGTAAAGTCAATTCGACTTTACTCTCTATTCTTTTTTAAAATCTAAAATTTAGAATATTCTAACGGAAATTTTGAATCTGCTGGAGACTTATGATCTTTAAATGATATAGGCATATCACTATAAAGAGATGTTGACTCATATTTCTTTTTTGTAATATATGGAAATATACATTTCTTATAAAATACAATATCACTATATGTTATCCCAACATTATTCATCTCTTTATAATAAGGATTAATTGTGGAATTATCATAATCATGTTTCGATTTTATTAATTCTGCAAGATAATACAATAAAGATAAACTGTCAAAGTATTTAACCATAAAGTCTACCAACATATCTTTTGCTTCATCTTTTGTTTTAAATTTATACAATCGCTTAGTATGATTTATCATTTTATCATTTATTTTTTTATCAATAACGATACTTGTTTTGAGAGCCTTGGACTCTTCTGCAAGTTTCTTTTCATACTCTTTTCGATAATTATTAATTTTCATCTCTATTATTTTATTCTGAGCACTACATATTCTTTTACGTTTAATCTCAGCTTCTTCTCTTTTCTTATGTATTTCATTTAATTTTTTATCTGATTCTTTCTGACGAATCAGTAACTCTTTTTTATATTCATCTTTATCTTTCTTATCTTGTAAAGTAATATAAAGCATATTTACAGCATAATCAATTTCTTTTGTAAACCAATCAGGATCAATTTCTGAAAGTGATAATTCAGATTGTGATTCTTCATTTTCAACTCCGTCTATCATTGAATATATGCATTCTTTAATCACTTTATTAGAAAGACTAAGATGTAATCCTCTACAAATTAATCTATGAATAATTTTTCTATATTCATTTTCATAATATTCTGTATATTCTTCAAATCCCTCTTTAACATTTATATGTTCTTTAATAATTTCTTCTATTCTCATTGTTTTTCTCCTTTTTTCTTCTATTTTTGTTTTAAACTCCATCCATATTTAGATATAAACATATTTAGTTCATCTATATCATATATTCCATAATTAAGATATTCATTATTTATACCTTCATACATTGGTGATAAAGGTTCTATTATATATTTATAAAATTCCAAATATCCTATTGCATATAAATATTCAATATATTTATCTTGTAATACTTCTGGATTTATTAGATGTTTTTTGATTTCATCTAATAATATTTGATCTCCAGCAAGAGCAATTTCTTCTTCTTCTCTTGCAGTACATACAATGTTAACAAAATTTGATTTGTGTTTAAATCCAGCATTTACTAACATGTATCCTTTAAATCTATCTACAACATTTAATGATAGTTTTTTATCTTCAGTTGTAACTCTTATATGAAATTTAGACATATCACGTTGTTTTTTAAATTTGTCTATAATATCTTTATTATTTGTAACTCCATATAAGAGTGGTTCTTTTAAGTTATTATCATCCTCATCTCGAATAACATATACTCGATATAATTTTGATAATTCTTTAGTCAATTTCGTTTTCACTCCTTTCTATTCAATATATAAATCGTTTGTATGATTAACTTCAAAATAATCATCATCTTCGTCTTCTTCATCATCCCCAGAAGAAAATAACTCTGGATACCTTGCTTCTATTTCAGCAACACGTATCTCATAACAGTCATTCCTATTAGGTGAAGGATAACCATCATATTCTTCATTAAGATCTTCAATTTCACTTAAAAATTGATCATATAATTCCTCTAAATTATTCTCTCTTGCCCATTTTCTCATAGGACTTATATCTTGGTTTTCTTCTTTACTCATAATAAAACTCCTTTCTAATGCTCGGTTTAAAGTCATGAGCTGGACTAATTTATTATTTTGCAATCATTGGTGTTATATCAACCAAGAGACTATCGTCTATATCAACATAGGTTTTTCCAGCTTCTATATCAATTGTCTTTTCACTTTCATTAACCACTGTATTCATAGATTTTTCGATATAATATGTCTCAATTAATGATAACATCGTATGGGTGCTTAACTTACATCCAGCAGCTTTTAGATGTCCACCTCCGTTTCCATCAAAACTTAAATACTTAGCAACTCTACCTAAATTTATATCATCTTTATTTGTTCTTAATGAACATTGACATGAATTAGGTATTAATGTAATTACGATATCAACGCCTCCAAATATATCATCTGCGGTTCTTTCAATATAATCTGATACCATTGATATATAGTCTTCTGATATTAGTAATGCACATCTATATTCACCAAGTCTACATAATACAGTTCTCTTTAAAGCTCGAGAACAAGCACAATCTAGTGCATTCTTATAATTATTAATCGTATTTTGATGTTGTTGATAGATGTATGATATAGGTTTTACACCTAATTTTCCATAATCATACCAATCATAATCATACCAATGTTCTGTTAATGAAATGATTTCGTCAACAAATTCATTTTTATCTGCATAATCAAGGAAAATTGCATTTAACAGTATTTCACTGCCATCTTTGTAATCATCCCTCCAAGCCCAAGTATCATATCTACTTATTGTGGTTATTACATTTTCTAATAGATAAAAATACCTTTTAGGCTTAAGATCCGAATTATCCTTCTCAACAATAGAACTTATTGATACATATAATAATTCCGTCGCACTTCTCCATGTATTAGGAATAATATGTGCCCATTTATAATCTTTGAGCTTTTCATAACTTGTATCATGATGATCAATTAAGAACAAGTTTGAATTTTCACATACATTTACATATGTATCAATCATTTTGTTGATATCTTTTGATGGTGATGACACGTCTGTGATGAAAACGTATTTAGGGCATTTCTGCTCTGTTACTATTTTCGTAAATACATTTACAATTACATCTGTTACATGTTGATAATCAACATTGTATATTGTTCGTATATTATCACCTGTGTCAACAGATTTCAACACAATATTGCATCCATATCCATCCAAATCTGTATGAGATATTAATACTATCTCATCTTTTAATTCATACGTCTTTCCTTCTTCTTTTAATTTTTCAATAATTTCTTTTACTTTCATAGTCATTTCTCCTTTATATTTTCTATTTTATAATCTTTTTTTATAATCTTTGCATAGTTCACAAACTGATTTTGAAACTAGTACGTTCTCTTTCTCAGGACGTGAACATCCAGGAAATGAGTTATTTCTAATGATAACATCATTTCTATATAAGCATGTATTGATATTACTTTCTATTATTTCTTCTAAATTACATGCTAAATTTTCAGGATTTTCAATTTTTGTAAATCCTACATTTTCTAATGAATCGATATTAATTGTTTTCATCATTCTTCTCCTTTCTATAAAAATGATATATAATCATTATTAGTGTTTACAAACAGTTATCGCCTCTCTTGCACGAGTAATAGCAGTATACTTTAATGCAGTTGAATATTCTATATCAGATGTATTATAATCATCTAAAAATAATACATTCTGATATTGACTACCTTGAGAAAGATGCACAGTTATTGCATATGCATATTCAAATAATTCAGAGCCAATTTTATATGATAAATTATCTTTATTTCCAGGTTGACTATTTAAACCATCTAAATCAACAGTTAAATGTTTAAATATCTTTGTAGTAAAGTCTGGCATAAAATCAATATCAATAGTATGCCTCTTTGTATTATATGTGCTCTTATCAACATAATCAACAAAACCTGCTGTGCCATTTGTTAAATATATTCCACCGTCTACTGATTTACTCCAATTATTTTTTCTGCATATAATTTTTTCTTTATAATTTGGAAATTCTAAATGATTTATACCTAAAAAGTTTTCTCTAAATAAATCGTTCACTTGTCCACGTAATCTATTCGTACAAGTTAATATTATATCAGAATGTTCCATCTGATATCTAGTGAGGTTTCTTTTTGTTATAACTGAAGATTTACCATACACACCTTCTACTAAATTTCTATGTGCCAGCACCTCTTGTGACAGATAAATTATTGGGTCTCCCTCTTTTTGTCTCATTATATGTGATAATCGAACATCAGGACTCTTTAAAAAATATGGTTTACCAAATACTGGTGGCAATTGATTTGGATCACCTAAAACAACTGTAGGAATTCCAAAAGATAATAAATCAATTGCATTTTGTTCAGGAACCATATATCCTTCATCTATTACAATAAGTTTAATTCCTTTACCTATTTTATCTTTTAATTTAAATGCAGGTCTCATTAGAGGTTTGCCTTTATCATTAAAAACTAATCTTCCAGTTTCTTCATCACGAACAAACTCTTTTTCATAAGTATAGCAAGCTGAATGAATCGTTTTTGCAGGTAAACCATTTTTTATCATTTGACTAACTGCTTTACCCATATATGCTATGAATAATACTTCATCTAGCTCTAATCCTAAATTTTGTATAAAATATCTAATTAAGGTTGTTTTTCCAGTTCCAGCTGGTCCAACAATTTCAAATGTCTGATTTGACGATTTATGCCACCAATGTTCTAAATCATATTCAGCATAAATCTGTTCTTGGTTTAATTCTATTCCCATTCTTATTTATCCTTTCTATTTATTAATTAAATTAGTGTATTTATTAAGATTTAAAGATATAATTCAAAAACCATAATATAACTATAAAAAGGAGGTATATAGTCATGATATCTCAATTTAATATAAATTTTGAAATAGATTCTCCTATAGGATATTCAATTGGTAAACAAAGTATATCCATGAATGAAACTGCAAAATTGTATATTCCATTATTTATGACATTGATAGAGAAAGATGATAAACCTATAACTAAAAAAATTTCTATAAATTCATCTAATACGATATTTATAAATGATGAATCATGTAAACCAATAACAAGTAGATTTGTTAATGAGGATAACTATATAGAAATAGAAAATAGATCTTTTAATAAAATAAACCTTGAAAATAATGAAAAAGTGTTTTGTTATACACCAATAAATACTTTAAATAATATGTATTTTTAAGATATAAAGGAAGGTGAATATAATGAAAATACCTGCTACAATAGATGAGTTTATAGAAATGAAGGAGAATTTTAAAATTTCACAAGATAAAATAAAAAAATTCTTTTATTTTCATAATGAAGAAAACGATGAATATTTAAAAGTTCCATATTCTCCTTTGATAAATAAATATAAAGAATATTTTGATAAAATAACAACAACTATTATTCTTAATGAAAAAGAATATAAAAAATATAAATTTTCTCCCAAAAAAATTTCAAATGATATATATGGAACAACCGAATTATGGTCTATGATATTATATATTAATAATTGTAAATCGATAACAGATTTTAATTTATATAAAATAAAATTATTTTATCCAGACCAAATAAATGACTTAATTAATGAAATATTCATTTTTGAAAATGAATAAAAAAAGAGAGTTAGCGAATTATCACTAACTCTCTTTTCATTAACCTCTTCTAATTCTAAATGCGATAACACTATCACCTTTAGGTGTTTTTACAACTTTCTCTGGTTTTGCAGTTCTTGTTGTTAATTTTAATTCTTTTATTGGTACTTCAACTAGTTCTGATTTCTTCTTATATATAAGAAGTGTATCTTTCTTAGACACTGTTGCTATACCAACTAAATATTCATTATTTTCTAATGGTAATAATGTAAGAGGTTCATCTTTTCTTTTCATTACTGGTAAGAATTTTAAATCAGTTAATTTCATTTTTCCTGAGCTAGTTATATATGATAAATACTTTCTAGAATTATCTATTATGTCAATTCCAGCTACTTTCTCATTCTTTTTAAGAGTGATTAATTGTAATCCTTTTGTATTCTTTCCATATAACTTAATATCATCTGATTTTAATCTTATTCCATCACCAAAATTAGTATAGATGATAAATTCATCTGAATCTAATGATGGAATTGCTGAAACTAACCTATCGTCATCATCTAATAATATAGCCTGTTTAAAATCTTTTATCTTAATAAATTCTTTAAATGATGTTTTCTTACCAATTCCTTTTTCAGTAACAAATACAATGTTATTATCATCGTGGTTCTTTAAATCACTTTCAGTAATCATTGTTACCACATTTCCTTTTACTGAAAAGTATCTTATAATTTCAACACCAATATCATTATCTTTCATATCAGGTAAAGCAGAAACTGATATTCTACTTAATCTACCTGATTCATCCATTACTAACAGATTGTCTCTATTAGAAATTCTTGTAGCCATAACTGGTGATGATGTTTTACCAACCTGACCAATTGAAACAGAATCTCCACTTATTTTCTTAATATATCCATCAGTAGATATACCAACCAAGTGGAATGTATTTGGAATATCACATTCAAGTTTATTCTTTTTGACAATTTTTGACTTTCGTGGTTCACCAAATAACTTTATTCCTTCTTTTAATTCATTAATGATATATTTATTTATCTCATCTTCTGAATTTAACATTTTATTATATTCAGCAATTTTTTCGTTTAATGCTACTTTGTCATCCTTGAATTTTTGATATTGGTCTTTATTAAACTGATACATTTTCATTTCAGCTATTTTACTAGCCTGTAATGATGTAATCTTATATGCTTTTACAAGTTTCTCAATAGTTTCCTGTTTATTCTTAGATTTTTTACATATCTCAAGAGTTTTATCTGCATTATCTGAGTTAAATACAAATAACATAATATCATTAATATGTTTATCTTCAGTAGCTTTTACAAACTGAAGATTAAACATTGAATTTATTGCTTCTTTACGATATTCAATCCATTCTAATAATAAATCTTTAATTCCATAATCATAATCTCTATAATCATCAATTACTTTAATTCCACAAGGATATGTCTTTTTAAGACCAGTATTCTTTTTTATTAAATCATCGATTACATCATCTGGATTATACGAATCTGCAACCATCAGTCTTAAATCAACATTTGATTTCTGTGTATAATCTTTTATTTCTATAATTTCTGGAAGTTTATTCTTCTGCTTTAACGCAACAAGATTATTTATTACAGCTTGTGAAGATATTTGTAATGGTAGTGATTTGATTGTAATTATATTCTTTATATAATCTATTTCATAAGTAGCCCTTAATGTAAATGATCCAATACCATTCTTATTGATTGCATCAAATTGACCATCATCGATGATATCACATCCAGTTGGCGAATCTGGAATCAATTTAATTTTGCTATCTGGGTCTTCAATTAATTTTATGGTTGCTTCAAGTACCTCCTTAATATTAAAAGGAGGTATGTTTGAAGCACAACCTATACCAATACCACTTAATTGTGGATTAAATAAAACACAAGGATATTTTGCAGGTAAATATTCTGGCTCTAAATCTTTACCTGTATATGCCAGTTTCATATCAACGTTATATTTTTCATAGTCTTCAAAGAAACATTTCATAGAAAATTTCGAGAGTCCACCCTCTATATAACGTAACGCACCGACTCCATCACCTCTAATAGAACCAAAGTTACCTTGTCCTTCTATATAGCATATAGTATTGGTATATGGTTTAGCCATTGCACAAGCAGCATCACCAATAGACATATCACCATGAGGATGAAATTTACCCATTGTATCAGCCACAATTCTAGTCATTTTTACTTTATTTTTATAATCTGCCTTTAATAGATATGATGCATATAAAGCTCTTCTATTAACTGGTTTTAATCCATCTATAAGAGATGGAATAATTCTGTATACATTTTTGTTGGCACCAAAAAGGCAAGTATATTTCTCTGCCGCAACGCCAACATCTTCTGTTGTTAAAGATCCCATTTTGGTAAGTCAATCCTTTCTGAAATATATTTTAGTATAACTTTATGCAAAGTTTGATTACATATATAATATTTAATATGCGTAAATATTGTCTTGGAATTATATAATAACATTTTTCAAGATTTTCTCTAAATTTTGAATTTGATAAAAGTTCTAACCATTTCATCTGATATTCTGGTATTTTCTCATGATAATTATTAATAAGAAAATATCTAAGTATATCATCATTATAAATGTTAGTATCCATTAGTTATCAAGATCCTCTCTTCTAATTTTATAGTTTTTCATCATTTTCTTTCGAGCTTCTCCGTCCTTCTTTCTATGACCTTGTAGTTTATAGAAAGTTTCTAATGTTTTCTCAACATCATCCATTGTGAATTGAACGAGAATCTGATTATCTTTATTTAATGTAGTTTCCTTAATCTGATCAGAATCTGCTTCACCCAATCCTTTATAACGTGTTATAATTTTAGGTGTTAATTTATATGACTCATCTAAAAACTTACCAATTGACATTATTCTTTCATCTGTATTTTTTTCTTTAACTTTAAGTAAATATCCATATTTCTGAATTATAGGTATAATATCATCAATTTTCTTTATAAATCTATTATTAATTTGAATAGAATAGAATCTTCCATCAATTACACCACGTAATGTACAACCACCTTCATATTTAATTTCAGGAAATTGCTTCTGTATTTTACTCATAAAACTAGATATAAACTTCTGGTTCGAAAATACTTCTTTCATATCATCATAATCTGTTGATGTTCTTACATAGCCATTTTGAATAAGTAGTGCCGCTATTAATTCAATTAAATATTTATCAACTTTACCAAAGTGATTATATAATCTAATTAAATTTTCACGATAATCAATCGTGTCTAGTAAGAATTCAAACATCTCATCTTTGTTAAAATAATCTTTCGATGATATGTGACCAACTTTATATTCTTTTGCAATCTTTTTCTGTGCAATAAGAGTGTATTCATGTTTATTTCCAGCATATGGATGTTCTTTATCATCTATATTATATAGAGGAGAGAATACTTTATATACTTTTCCCTGTTTAATTAATTCTGGCATATATTTAACAATAAATCCCAAAATACCTGCAGATATATAGAACCCATCCACATCGGCATCTGTCATTATGATAATCTTATCATAATAACATTTTTCAGGTTTAAAATTAGCTCCAATACCAGTTCTTAATACATTAACAAATCCTTTTAATTCTTTATTTTCCATTATTTCTTGTAATGAACATTTATAAGGATTCGCAGTTACACCTCTTAAACAATAGATTGCTTGAAAATCTGGATATCGTCCATTAACAGCAGAACCTGAAGCTGAACGTTGTCCTTCAATTAAATATAATTCCTTGTATTGTTTTCCAGTATTATTACATCTAATAAAATTATCCATTGCATGTTCACTAAATGAATCCATACGTTCTTTCTTTATAGTAGTTTTTAATTTTTGTGATTCAATTCGTGTTCGTGCATTTAATTTTACTATTTTACAAATACTTTGTAATTTAGATTGATTCTTTTCAAAGTATTTTCTAATTTCTTCATCAGATATCGTTTTTATAACTTTACCTAATTCAGGATTTGCTATTTCTTTCTTAGCATTTCCTACAAATTGTACCTGTGCATTTGTAGATAAGTTTAATAACATAACTAAACCAGAACGTATATCTGCCCACGTAATATTCCATTTTTCTCTTTCTTTTTCAGTCATAGATGCTGTTGTAGCATTTTGAATATATCTACAAAATGCTTCTTCAGTATTATTAATATGAACGCCACCATCTGTAGTATTTGTATAGTTACAATATGAATCATAAACATTAATATTTTCAGGTGAATCTTCATATGCAAATACAACTTGTAAAATAACATCTTTCTTTTTATTTACATTTTTAGGTTTCTCTCCAGGTTTTGCAACTGTTACATTTTCAGTTAAGCTACCCTTACATTCAATTGAAAATGGTTCAATTATTACTTTATCTTTATCAAGCATCGTATTAATTAAATTCTCAAATGGCTGAGATTTTAATTTTGATTTAGATATTAATTTGGTACCATTATATTCATCAATTGATATTTTGATTTTTTTATTAGTTGCTGCTGATAACTGATATGTTAATTTTTCTATCCATGAATAAACTTCTTCGAATGGTAAATGAACATTTTTACCAAGATATTGAGGATTAGAAATAAACTCAACAATAGTACCATGTTGTTTATCAGTTTTTGTTTGTTTTCTCTTTTTATCACTTACTTTAACACCGTTTTCAAATACTATATCATGAACGGTTTTTTCATTCTCTCTATATGATATAATTCTAAAATAAGAACTTAACGCGTTAACCGCCGTTAAACCGCAAATATTCATATATGACCGCATTATCTTCATATACAGTTTTATTATAAACTTCCCAATTTTACATTGGATATTAGACTATATCATCATCTTATATATTCTTTTACCAAATATATAAGAGCTTCCCGTTTCGTAAAGCACCCATAACGTGCACCACTCATAAAATACTTAGTGTCTACTCTACACGCTTCGTGTATCATTTCAGATACCTTATTTTCAATCTAGCTACTTAAAAAGTATTTACATATTTCTATGAATCTAGATGTCTAGCTGTCGATAGTCGTTGAACTCATATCTTATCTAACTAAGATACTTCGCTGCGTCGATTGGCACTACACATAACCTTTTTACTATACCTTTGGAGTTACCCATTGCCACTAATTTGTCACTAAATTAGTTTAGTA